TGTAGGTCTTGGTGCCGGTGTTGGTGATTTTCTTTACAATAAAGACAAAATGCGGGTAATACGATTTTTTGGAGGCGAGGGGTGTGAAGAATATCTCGAAAACACATCGTTTAAATTCAAAAATCTCCGCTCGTGGAGTAACTGGGTAGCAGCCAATGAATTAAAAAATAATAATATTGGCAATTTTGTTGACAGTAAATTAGTTTCAGAAGCTGGGGCTATGAAGTATGCTATAAACAACGACAAAGAAATTGTTATTATGTCAAAAGAAGATTTTAAGAAAAAAATGAAACGTTCCTCTGATTATTGGGACGCATTTACATATATGGTATGGGCGAAGCGAAACCGTGAGTTGGTGCCCAAGCCTGGGTTGGTAGCGATATAAAACAGTTGCCCGATGATGGAATTACAGAAAGGAATTAGCCTTGGGTAAAGTCATAAAAGAAACAGAAAAAAAAATTACTATATTAGATAGATTATTTAAGGCTATGGGTTATGCCAAAACGGTAAAGGCCGATACGCAGAAAAAAAACAATGTGTCGGCAGAACAGATTACAGGTGCGCCTATATTTAATTATTCGAACGGGATAAGCCAGCAGGTAGATTATTCAACGCTGGTTAATAATTATAAATATTGGGTGTATACGTGTATTGACAAATTGTCAACGTACATATCATCATTACCGCTGGAGTTATATGTTTACAAAATGGGCGATACAAAACTAAAAGGGTTGACAATAAAGAATGACCTGCGACAATTAAAAAACAGGAGGGAGAGGGAATTATATTTAAAAGAGAAAAATATCGAAAAAATCAAAATATCAAATCATCCATTTCTTGACCTGATAAACAATCCTAATATGATGATGACGCGGTTCACATTGTGGAAGAATATAGTTATCAGGTTGGAGTTGGCTGGTTATTGCGGTGTTTACATGCCACCAAATGGTTTAGGGCTGCCTGGGGAATTGTGGCCACTGCCGCTAACCAGCACTGGTTCAATACGTGTTATTCCAGACAGACAAAATGTTATATCCGGGTTTTTGTATGTTGATGGGCAATCAAGGCAGAGATTAGAGCTTGACGAAGTAAACTACATATATTATCCTAATCCACGCGATCCATTCAAAGGCCAATCTGCTCTAATGGCACAAGATTATCCATACGATATTGACCTTTACCTAATGCAACAACAATATAATTTTTTACGCAACAAAGCAACAGTAGGTAACGTTTTCACAACCGAATCGCGGTTAATGGCCGACGAAGTCGATGAAATCAAAAAACAAATAAATGAACAGTACGCCGGTGCTGTTAATTCCGGCAAGCCGATAATTGTTCATAGTGGATTAAAGCTTGACAACCGTGGATTGTCTCAGACAACGAAAGATATGATGTTGGCCGAGACTGAAAAATACGCTCGCGAAAAACTATTCGCTGCCTATGGAGTAAGTGCTGGGAAGATGGGGATGGTGGATGACGTTAACCGCGCCAACCTGGAAGGGCTGGAAAAAGCATATGTCAAGGACAATGTCATACCTAAAACCATGTTAATAGAAGAGTTCTTCGAAAAAAATACCCTCCCGAAATATTCTGAATATCTGACAATGGATTTCAAGACTCCCGATTTTAGCGAGCGGGAACTTGACTTAAAAGAGCGCGAAACTAATTTGAAATATGGCTATAAAACCATTAACGAGTGTAGAACTGAGGAAGGGCTTGAACCTGTGCCGTGGGGTGATGAGCCGTGGTTTGCATTTAATTTAGTACAGCCTAGTGCCGCCGGTACGGCAGGGGAAGGTGAAAAATCACATAAAACGAAGTATTTCCCGGTGAAAATGAAATTGTTATCACAGGGTTTCTGGACTGAAGAGCGGAAACAGTTATATAACGAGCGATTTAAGCAGCACACTGAAAACATGGAAAAGCCATTCGTCACTGTTATGGATAAGCATTTTGACAGGCAAAAAAAAGAAACTATTGACCGGCTTTACAAAGAAGGAAATAAAATACTTGGTCATGTTAATGGTTGGAGCCATAAAAAGGTGCGCATGTGGGTTAAAACAAACAAGAATAAAATAGATAAAATTAATATTGACGTTGATGATGAGGCCGAAATATTAGCCGCTGATTCAATCCCGGTATACAAGAGTGTGCTAAAAGAGGCAGGGGAATCTATACTGGCCGAGCTTGGCGTTACTGCCGAATTTATAGTAAGCGATCCGGAGGTAGAAAAATGGTTATCCAGGAGAGTAAAAAAGTTTACAAAAGGAGTAGAAGAAACCACATATAAAAAATTAAATGCAATTTTGCGGGATGGGTTCAACGAAGGAATGCCATTATCCAAGATAGCCGATAATATTACTGAGGCATTTAGTGGGTTTAAAACATATAGGTCACAGACGATAGCAAGAACAGAAACATTGGGTGCAAATAATTTCGCCGAGCTTGAGGCAATAAAGCAGGAAAAGCTTGACGGCACCCTTGAAAAATTTTGGATTGCAGAAGTTGACGCAAGGGATACACACGCGCGTGCGGCAGATGTTTACAATGAATCATCGCCGATACCTATCAATGAAAATTTTATAGTCGGTGCGGATGAAATGCCAGCGCCGGGAAATGGTACTAAAGCAGAAGAAAACATAAATTGTCGTTGTAACTTGGGATACGTGGAACGAAAAAAATAATAAATTTACAATATACAAAGGAGTAGTTATGTCACAACCTGTTTATAAAATTTTCAAATCTGACATAAAGTCGTATAATGACGATGATTTGATAATTGAACATTTTATCTCGACTGAATCGGAAGACCGCGCGGGTGACATCATGGATGCTGATGGTATGGTGCTTGACGGATGGCCGACAGTATTGAAACAGCATGGTAATGATATCGAAGGCAGCGAACCAATAGCAAAGCCATTGTCAATAACTGTGGGTACCAATGCTGAAGGGACAAAAGGGATAATTGTAAAAACACAGTACTACGATGGTAGCCACTTAATTCCACCAGACAATACTGGCAGGCGGTTATACGAAAAGGCAAAAAATAATTTCATGCCTTATTGGTCAATCGGTTTTTTGGGGCTTAAGATGGCACCGAAGGCCGGTCGCGGAATCCATTACAAAAAATGGTTATTGGTAGAATATTCTCAGGTTGGCGTTCCTGAAAACGTTGAGGCCGCTACGATAAAATCATACGACAATGAACGTTTGGAAAAAGAAGCCAATAATATTATTACATACGCCATTTGTAAATCCGTAATACCATACAAAAAATACAGCTTGGCCGATGAAGATACTCCTTGGGATGGTGCTGCGGAAGTAAAAAAGGCCGATGTTGCTGACCTGAAAAAAATGTGTGCCTGGTATAAAGGTGACGGCGAAAACAAGGGTGATTACAAACTCCCTCACCACAAGGCGGATGACTATACCACCGTATGGAACGGTGTTAAAGCGGCAATGGGTGCTTTGCTCGGTGCACGGGGCGGGGTTGATATTCCCGACTCGGATCGAAAGGGAGTATACAAACACCTGGCAAAACATTATAAGGATTTTGACAAGGAACCTCCTGAGTTTAAATCTATTGACAAAATAAGAACGAAGGCTAACCCTGATAATGGTGGTACGTGGAAATATTGTGTGTGTGATGAATGCGGCTATATCACAGACCACAAGGCTGGTGAACCGTGTGGGAAATGCCCTGATTGTGGTGAACAGATGCACGGTACCAATGACAAGAAAAAGAAATCAACACCGGTTGGTGTGCACAAAGATAGAGAAAAAGAAAACTGGTACTATGTCGTTGACGAAGATGGAAATCAAGTACACGTAAAAAGTGAAGATGGTCTCGTCGTGGTTAGTTCTGATGAAATAAACACCAAACAGGCTGAATTGATTAAAAAATATTTTAAACCTGTTGAAACCGGCTTGAAATCAATAGCCGAGCGTGTTAAGGTAGATATTCCTTGGAATGCAATGACTACATTGTTTTTTGCCATGATGGATGAACTGTGGTCATCGGACGGTAGCGAACGAACTGTCAAGGCGATCCTGAAAGAGTTTACAGAATTGATTTTCCCGCACATGTTAGCGTTTGCTAGAGCGATGAATGATGATGCAGAATTGAAAACTGTTATCGGTAAAGTAATAAAAAAATCATTAGAAATGAAAATGTACGATCCAGAAGATGATACCAATGCTGACCCGGCACCATTCGGTATCAAGGATGGTAATAAAAATAAACCCCCGGAATCGGACGAAGCCCTGATTAATGCTTTGCTGGAGCTTAAACAGGAAAGCGACCGTAATGATGCAGGCCAGGAGAATTTCATTGATTCAAAGACGCTTGAGGACTTAACGCCGATAGTTGAATCGGCCGTTAAAGATTCTTTGGGTGCAAAAATTAACGAAATGCTTGGCAGAATATAAAAAATATTTAACACTTTACAAAAAGGAGTTGTTATGCAAAAATTTTCAACATGGTTTGTCAAACAGTTGTACACATGCCTTATGTTCTGGGTTAGTCCAAGCGGGAGTGCTGGAGGTAGTGCGTCGGCGGCTGCTGACGACAACAAAAAATTGACTATGGAGGCCGTTAAGGAGATTATAAAAAAAGCGGTTGAGGATGCTACTGCAAATGAAATCGCAGAGCTTAAAGAGCAGATTAATACGGTTAATCGCAAGGCTGTATTTCCCTATGCAGAAAAAGGCTTCGGTGATGGTGAGGTTGCCGATTTGAATCAGGAGTCTGTGCTTGACACAACTTATTTTTCTAAAAATTATAATGGATTGAAAACCGACCGTTTTTCAAAGTTCAAAAGTCTGTCTGCACCCTGGCTGCCTGAAGGAATGGCACTTGGCCATGAATTGAAAAACAGTGGAGGCCCCTGGAAAAGACTGTCCCCAGAAATGGAAACATTTGCAAAAGCTATCAAGTGCCGTGGCGATATGGACAAGATGAAATCGCTTGGTATTGACTTGCCGGAACATAACGAAAAAGTAAAGGCAAAAATCAAGCAGGCCGGGATGAGCGAGGGGGTACTTGCCGATGGTGGCGTTTATGTACCAATTGAATTTTGGCAGGGTACAATTGAGTTCGCCACCCAGCAATCGCCTATCGTAAGTCAAGTGTGGCGTCTCCAGATGAACAGCAATCTGATGTATCTGCCGCGTCTCGTACAGGCGGCAGGGAGTTATTTCGGAGGTATACAGTTTTACACTCCGGATGAGGGCGGGCTTAAAGAGGAAACAAAACCTCAATTCGAGCGGCTGCAACTCGAAGCTGCGAAGCTGGTTGCTGTTGTCTATCTTACCGATGAGCTTATCGCAGATTCCAGTATTAATATTGTCAACTATGTTACCGGTCTATTCGTGCGTGGTTTTCAATACGAGCTGGAGCGTCGGATTATCGCTGGGACAGGTGCCGCGGGTACTCCGTGCCTTGGTATTATTAACGATAGTACGATTAACATCGTGGCAAGGCAGACTGCCGGACTGATAGGTTATCAGGATATAATCAATCTTGATAATGCGATTGATGAAAATTTCAGTAATCTCACATGGATAACCCGTAAAAGGTCGCAGAATACATTGATGGGTTTACGGGATGCGAACAATCGTCCCATATTTATGGCTGACTACGGTGTGTTTACCGGTGAACCATTACACCCGCCGACAATGATTACGTACCCGGTATATCGTACCAGGAACGTACCGGCAATGGGTACTCAGGGCGATCTTATTCTCGGTGACCTGTCGTGGTATTTGCTCGGTATCAGGCAGGACTTGAGAATTGACCAGAGCGAACATGTGAGATTTCTGTACGATGAACAGACAATACGTTTTGTGATGAGGTTTGACGGGCTCCCAGCCATCAGTATTGCTTTTGCGATACTTGGTGATGTTGAGAGTTAATCCTTCCTTGTTAAGTATGAGGAGCTGGAACCGGGCAAAATGTCCGGTTCCTAATTAAAAAAAAAGAGGCGGGAATGGAACGGCTTGTTAAATGTGAGGTTTTAGACGCGATATGGAAGCGTCGTACACCCGGAGGAATAGTTCATCTGTATCTGTCCAAGGCGAGACGATTGGAAGGTCAAGATAAAGTCAGGATAATAGATCCTGTTGCCGATGTAATTGAAAAAACAGTTAAGAAATATAAGACTAAGGTTATTACTCCTGACTGTGCCAATTGTTATTTGTCAACAAAGACATTTACGGGTAAAAAAAAATATAAAATTGCATGGGTACAGGATTATTCCAAGCTGGGCGGCGCTGAACTGAGCA